GTAATTAGTAATACGTGGTTTCGGTTCACCTTTCTCTGCAGCCTCTGCAACATCGTTCTTATACTTAACGATTGCTTCTAGAAACTCTTTGTTATTAACGTAATGTTCTGATCTCTTGCGTTTTTGCATCTCATGGGTCCTTTGTTAATGTTTAGATTGTAACACAAAGTCGAGCTGTTGACAACACCCTAAGATATTGTGTACAATGACTCTGTGGAGTTTCAAAGATCAGCTTTCTTTTTATAAAGCTTTTCAAACATTATTCTTGCTTCGGATACTTTTGAAACATATCCAACAACTTCAGTAGTATCTTGAGCCCCTTCAGTTGGACTCTTTTTATCCTTTTGTCTGATGAACTTGTGGTACATCTGAATAGACTCTTGACTTTTCACTTCACTGATAGTCATTACTCTATCCATATTTAAAAGAAAACAGTCATCATCAGCAAACTTCAACCAAGGATCAATCTTATATCCTTGTACACCTCTTGAAGCAATAGTTATAACTTCTATCGTCACTGGATTATGAAGAACCAACATGGTTCTGTCTTCATGTTCCTCTGGAGAAACGATTGCAAATATCTCTTCTCCAGATATTAGTTTTATGACTGCATAGAAATCTTCTTCCATATTATTCTTTTAGATTTACTTGGATGAATTCATAATTGAATTGTTCTTCGTTGTATATTTTTACTCTTTCAATTAAGTGATTAAGAGTATAGTTTTTTCTATTCTGTTTTGTACAATCGTCAGCAATATCATATAAAACTGCTTGATTCTTACCATTTCCTTTTCTTAGAACCCTACCGATAGATTGTAGATTCCTGATTCTAGATTTGGATGGTGATGCAAAGATCACATTATGTAAGTTTTTAATATTAATTCCAGTTGAGAAAGTTCCGTAAGAGGCAACAATAATTGCATTATTTTCTTTTTCAGTAATCTCTCTTACAAGTTCTCTTTCTTCTGCATTCACTCCTCCGTGAACATAGAATACTTTTCTTCCTTTCTCCGCAGAACTATTTATCGCTTCGTAAAGAGGGAGTCCATGTGATTCAACCCTAGCAAATAATACTAAGGTATTTCCTTTTAGATCTAGTGCAAGATTCTTTACAAAGTTATTTCTTTTTTCATGTCCAATAATAAATTGAACTTCATCTTCAAATGTTTCAAACACTTGAGGATTGTGTCTCATGATAAGGATTTTAATTTGTAACTTAGACAAATGTCCTTTATCAATAAGTTCTTTTGTTTGAGTAACTTTATAAGATGGACCAAACAGTCCTTCCAATACCCACTTATGTGTTTGTGTTCCGTCTAGAGTTCCAGTAAAACCATATCTATACTTTGCATCTGCAAGTTTAGTCATGATACCCACTAGAGATTTTGATTTAAACTGGTGGGCCTCATCACCAATTACTACATCAAAACCATCAAAGAACTTTCTAGGTAGTTTGTAGATAGACTGCCAAGTAGTAATGACAACAGGGAACTCATTCGTCTTCTCACGTCCACTGTAGATGCGGTGGCAGAAGTCTTCAGCGTTCCAACCATAGTCCTCAAAGTCTTTATACATTTGTTCGACCAGGGACGTTGTAGGGACCACTAGGAGGATCTTTTTATTTCTCTCTGCAAAATACCTAACAACAGAATAAATCATCAAAGATTTACCTGATGCGGTC